AATTAAATTATGGGCAACAGGAACAACAGCGACAGCTGTAAACGCACTTTGGTAGTATGCAAATATCAATAGCAATATTAGTAGGAAATGCCAATCAAGGTATATCTTATGTTAAGAGATTAGTCAGGAATTTCAAAGCTCGTGTGCTATCGTATCCCAATAGTATATTCGAAGCAGAGCCTTGTTTAGTTGCTACATTAACTGAGCTAAATGATATTGAGTTACTAAGACAGACTTCACTTGTTGTTACTCCCAATGCGTACAACGAAGGAGTGTTATATGACGTTGTCCCTAATACGCCACTTGGCGATATGGATGTAGTTCGTGCTACAACAGCAACGAGAGTAAATAGTTCAGGATTGATTGAAGTAGTACCGAGAAATTTGTTTCAATATAGCGAAGCAATTAGTACAAGTCCTTGGGCTCTTGTTAGAGCAAACGTATCAACAAATTCTATTAATTCACCAATAGGAACACTTACTGCTGATACTTTAGTTTCAAATATTACAAGCGATAGCGGTAGTTGGACAAGACAAATTGTAAGCGCAATAAACGGTAGCTTTAATATGTCTATTTATGCTAAACAAGGAACATCTCCATTTTTACAAATAGTATTAGATGGTTTGGGTTCTGTTATATTTAATTTATCAAATGGTACTGTTAAATTATCAAGTTCAGGTATTATTGGTTCAATTACTTCTGTTGGTTCAGATGGTTGGTATAGATGTTCAATATCAGGAACAGCAACAGGGCAAACGACCGCTTTGTTTATTGTTGGAAATTCATCAATGAATCTTGTTACTTGGTTTTCAACAAATGGTGATTCAGTTTATTTATGGGGCGCACAAGTTGAGTCAGGTTCACTAACAGAATATTTCCCTACAACAACACGTTTAAATATACCTCGTATTGATTACACAAACGGAAGTTGTCCGAGTTTATTGGTAGAGCCACAGCGAACAAATTTATTAATTTACTCAAATGATTTTATAAGTTATTGGTCAAATGATGGCACAACAACAAGAACTGCAAACGCTGGAATTAGTCCAGACGGAACACAAAATGCAACTAAAATAGTTGGTGCGGGTGGTTATAGTTACAGATTTGCACCATTGTTAAGTGCTGGGTCTTGTACATTTTCAATTTATTTAAAATCAACCGCAAATTCAAATTTAGACATTTCAATTAATGATTTCGGGGGCGCTGGTCTAACTACAAAATCAATTTTAGTAACACCGAGTTGGCAAAGGTTTGATATTACTGCAAATATAACACTTGGAACAACGGTTATTTTAAGTTTTGCTGGTTTAGATGCTGGAATTGATTATTATGTTTATGGAGCACAACTTGAAGTAGGAGCTTATCCAACTTCATATATTCCAACAGTTGCATCTTCAGTAACTCGTAACGCTGATGTTATTTCTAAAACAGGAATAAGTAGTTTAATAGGGCAAACAGAGGGGACTGTATTTATTAAAGCTGATAATAAAATATTAGGTCAAACAAATAGAACTTTATTTTATGTAAGTGATGCAACTGCAAATAATTATATTACTGTAAATTATTCAGCAGCTCAAGCAGATACAATTCGTTTCTTTGTTGTTGGAAATGCAGCACTTGCAGCTTTAGGTTTCTTTGTCTATACTGCACCTATTTTAAAATTAGCGGTAACTTATAAAAATGGAGTTTATAAACTTTTTATAAATGGTTCATTAATTTACACACAAACAGGTAACGCTTTTAATGCTAATCTTGAAAGTCTTTTTGTAGGTACTAATCGTAATTTAAACGAACCTATTGGAGAGAGAATTGAATCACTTCAATTATATAAAACAGAATTAACAAATGCAGAATGTATCGCATTAACAACACTATAATATGGAAAGTATAGGTATATATAAAATAACAAGTCCAACAAATAGAATTTATATAGGTCAGTCAATTAATATAGAACGTAGAATTAAAGGATATAAAAATTTAATAAATTGTAAAGGTCAACCAAAATTATATAAATCATTTATTAAACACGGAACTTTAAATCATATATATGAAATAATTGAATTATGTGAAATAGAAATGTTAAATGAACGTGAAAGGTTTTGGCAAGAAAAATTTAATAGCATAAATGGATTGAATTGTAATTATGTTTCAACTTTTGATAAAAAACAATTACCATCTATTGAAGTAAGATTAAAAATGAGTTTGGCAGGTAAAGGTAAAAAACAATCTGAAGAACACATAATTAAAAGGGTTAATTCTAAAAAAGGTTATAATCATACAAAAGAAACAAAAAATAAAATAGCTTTAAAACATAGTAAAATATTATTAGATTTAAACACAGGTATATTTTATGACAGCATATTAATTGCAAGTGAAATTTATAATATAAATAAAGTAACGTTACAGGCTATGTTAACAGGAAGATTTAAAAACAAAACAAATTTAATATTCGCATAATGAAAATATCAAAATTAAACTACGCAGACAAAGATACTGCAACAGCTGATTTAATCGCTAAAGGAGTATATGTTGAAATTACAGACTTAAATGACGAGCCTCAATTAGCTTATGCTAATGGAACTCAAGCTGTAGTAGACATAGGACAAATCGTAAAAGTACCAGGAGAGTATGACGACCAAGGGAATGTAATTGTTGAACCTATCTATTATGATGGTGTATTCTACGATGTAATGACCACTGAGGTGATTGACTTTGGAACTAACGAAGTGTTCCCTGTTGATTGCGTTCACTCTTTTATGGGTTATGCTCAAAACGCTGATGGACCAGTAGATGAACCGTTAACAACTATTTTAAATGGCTAAAGTTAAACAACAAGAGAGTGCTTACCAACCTAAGCCTAAGAAAACAGGAGTAGCTGCAAAGACTAAAACAAGTAAGTTGAAGTCAAGTAAGAATTATGTTAAAAAATACGCCGGACAAGGAAGATGAAATACTTAAAATACATATTATCGTCATTAGTGCTTTTATTTGTTCCTATATATGGACTTTTAATTGCAGTTGGAACTGCTATAGCTCTTGATACCTTTACAGGTATTTTTAAAAGCATAAAATTAACAGGATGGTGCAGTATTAGAAGTAGAATACTTTCTAATATTATATCAAAGATGGCACTGTATGAAATATGTATATTACTTCTTTTTGTAATTGACAAGTTTGTTCTTAATGAATTTATTTCCAAGTGGTTTGGATTCCAATATATGTTTACAAAAATATGCGCGATACTTTTAATTTTTATTGAATTAGTATCAATTAAAGAAAATATAGAAGCTACATTTAAAATAGATATTTGGAAATTACTTAAAAAAGCATTTCTTAGAGCAAAAGAAATTAAATCAAATGTAACCGACTTACAATAATGGATAAAATAACTATTGATAGAATAAGCAAGGCACATCCAAAAATAAGACAAGAGTTATTATCTTTATATTCTGAATGTAATAATAAACTTCCAAAAGGTGTTCGTCTTCGTTTTGCTTATGTATTTAGAAGTCCTGAAGAGCAACACGCTTTATTTTTACAAAAACCAAAAGTAACTAATGCAGATAGCTGGCAATCAATACATAATTATGGATTGGCTTTTGACATTGTTATTTTATATGATAAAGATAATAACGGAACATTTGAAACTGCAAGTTGGGATAATAATGAACATTGGAAAATGGTAGTTAGTTTTTTTAAATCAAAAGGTTACGAATGGGGTGGTGATTGGAAAAAATTCAAAGATGCTCCACACTTTCAAAAAGATTTTGGATTTGATTGGAAAACATTAAAACAAAGAGTAGATAGAGGAATTACTTTAATTGATAATGGAATTACTTACCCAAAAATATAAATAATGAAAAAGATATTAATATTAATTATTTTACTTTTATCTTCTTGTGCTGCAAGAAAGGTTAATGTTGATAAAGTAGACAATACAACAAAGGTAGATAGTACTTCAGTTACCAAACAAGAGATGGTTACTACTCAAGATAATAACATTAGTATTAAAACAGATACAGACGAATTGGAAATAGTTCCAGTATCTGACACAATACCTATGGTTGTAAACGGAATAACGTATAAAAACGCCAAGCTACGATACAAAAAAACAAAAAAGGTCTTAGTAGATACTTCTAAAATAAAAGTGGCTGAAAAGACCTCTATTAAGGTTGAAGTAAAAAAAGAAGCTAAGGTAAAAACATTTAAAAAGGACATTGATAAGAAGGCAAACTATACTATATATATATGGTGGATATTAATTATTTTATTACTAATATATTTATATAATAGATTTAAAAGTAAATTCATATCTTTGTAAAATTAATAATCAAATAAACAATTAAATCAAAATGGAAAACGTTCAA